CAAGGTACCAATTATACCAGCATACCAAACGTTACCATTGAAGGAGCAGCAACAGCTAACGTAAGCTTGTATAGCACTGGCATAGAACAGGTCGTGGTAACCAATGGCGGACAGGATTACAGCAGCCCGCCGCAAGTGAACATCTTGGCTGGCGCAGGCGAGACTGTGCAACCAACGCAACCTAGTAGCACACCGATCATTGGGTTCAGCATCAGTACCATAGCTATTACTAGCCAGGGGCAGGGGTACGATTCGGCACCAACAATAACCATAAGTGCACCGCAAAACCTTAACGGTAATCTTGCAACAGCGACAGCCACGATTGGATATGGAGCAGGTACAATGAGTGTGATTGGATATCCTGCTAGCTATGATTACTATATGGTAGCACAGGGCGGAAATGCTCTCGATCCAAACCAGACACGACCATACGCTGATCAGATGGGTACCATAATCAATTACTTCCAGAATCTTGGCTACACCATAACGCAGCAGACTAACCCTAATACCAATAGGACTTTCCAATGGAACGTACAGTGGTAAGACGATGAAGATTAATGAGATTAAAGACAAAACTCTGTACGTAATGATGGAACCTCACGGAGTTAAAGGTACAGCAATCAGTACCGATAAAGCTGGGATAGAACATGCACTTAAACAGGTAAAGAAAACCATAAGACGAGATAAGATATCTCAGGCTGAACTCAAGCAGATGCATGCTGGATTGGCTGCTGACCTTACGAGGATGCTGCCCAGCATCATGCGCAATGGCAATGCCGTGTCTGCGCACGGTGAATTTGTTGATGCACAGACATTTGATAACGATTGCATACTGTGTGCCATCTATGATCACTTGGCCAATGGCACACGCATACATATCACAGATAATGTCGGCCCAGGCAAAAGTGACACGGTACACGAATAATGCGCAGCACTCTTCATGGACCAGAAGCGTTCCTGTTGAAAAGCAAGAAACCGCATGTGCAGGAATTAGTAGCCAGGGTGCATGACATGAGCATGGAAGAAATAGATGCCCTTCCAGAGAAACCAGACGTGAAACTAGGGCTCAAAAACATCAAGAAGCAAGGCGATCAAGCTGCGTCGGCAGCCCGCGCAGAATTGTTAGCAGACATGATGATAGCCAAATATCATCCCGAGTTAGCTAGACAAAACTGATCTTTGCGGCTAAACTTGAGTCTAACCATGAGGCTCAGATGATCAAGTACAATCCCATATACACCTATAAGAAACTGGACAGGCAAGACGGCGGCGGACAGGGCCGAGTGTATGTGGATGATGCGGGCAACAAGATTCCCAGCGTGACCACGATCCTCAGCAAGACCAAGGACATGACTCATCTGATCGCGTGGAAGAAGCGCATAGGCGAGGACAAAGCCAAACAAATCACGGAAGAATCAGCTGGGTTGGGCACTACCATGCATGCTCATCTGGAAGCCTATGTGTTAGGTGAGCCACGTCCGGGCGGCAACAACTATGGCAGGCTCATGGCGCAGCGCATGGCTGATACTGTGATCGCAGAAGGGTTGATTGACGTTGACGAGGTATGGGGTGTTGAGAGCCATCTTTACTATGAAAACCTCTGGGCCGGTACCACCGACTTGGTTGGCATGTACATGGGACGCCCGGCTATCATGGATTTCAAGACCACCATCAAGCCTAAAAAAAGAGAATGGGTGGAAGATTATCGCCTGCAGCTAGCCGCCTATGCCATGGCGCACAACAACATACATGGTACCAACATTGAAACCACGGTGGTATTCATGGTTAGCAGAGAATGCGAGTTCCAAAAGTTTGTGTGGAGCGGCCACGAGTTTGAAGAAAGCACTTTGCTTTGGAGCCAGAAAGTGGCTGACTATTATGAGCGGTTCGTGTTCTAACATGGCTGATGTAAAGGTGGGGTATGCCATATGGAACCGCAGGAAACAATTCCAGGCCAACATAGAAGATGTCCTCATTGATCTAGATTTTGCTTTGGATAGCATCATAGTACCCTATGTAAATGCTGATTGTAATGCCATACTGAACCACATGGCAGATTTCACAGATTTCACGCACGTGGTGATATATGCAAGCGGTACAGGCCTAAGAAGAAGTTATGCTCTTGATAGCTATTGGCACGATCACTGCCAGAAACCATGGATGATATCTGGTCACATCTTGATGCATAATGAGGACCAATATCCCAATTTACATGAACAGGCATTTGCAATCAATCTGTCACTATGGAAACTGTGCGGTCGCCCGCAACTTGGATACCGCGAAAAAGGCATAAAACACCTAGTACCTTTCACTCGCAGCAATCAAAATATTCATGATGATTACACCCCCAGGTGGTTACAACCAAGTCACAGCCCATTGTTGCACACCGACCAACGAAAATTTGGATGGAACATTATATCAAAATCATTGGAACATGGGTTTCGTGTGGTGAATGTGCCAATAAACATACGTGAACAAAAATTCTACATATACCCGGAAGATGACGGTCAAAAGTTGGTAAAAGCTGTGTCTCAAGTGAGATCAAATCATGATGCTATGGTTGAACCATTTGAAAACGAGACACAGGAAAAATTCATAGAATGGTTGCGTCATAGATTAAAGCAAGCCAAGACACCTGTGTTCCTATTCAACACTGGGGTGCTTTGGTTTGAACAGTCTTATATTGAGATCAAGGCCGATAGCTTATGGACCACTGCCAGTGGTTTCAAAAGCTTTGTGGAATGGTACATGCGCGGAGCGTCTGCAGAATGCAGAATAGATACCTATGACTACAACTCGCGTTCTCTGAATGTCTGGCGACACATTCATGCCAATTGGCAAGGCAGTGATCTATACAGTTTTATGAAGGACTATGATCCTAACATTGAGATTGAAGAAGAATACTGCTGGGGTAACAAACTTGCGCATGAAACTTTTAGGCAAGCCAGTAATAGGCAAGAACAGGAAATAGTTGACTATTTTGGTGATCGGGAAAATATGATCAAACACTGGAAGATTTTTCAAGGTCTGTTTCACTGCTATCATCACTGCAACTTGGTCACAGGCTATCATGATATGGTAAGACATCTGGAACCAAGCAAAACTCATTTCATCTGGATAAACAACATTTTCTTTTTTAGACAAAACATCCTGCAGTATGGTTTGAACTATCTCAACACCAAGCTCTGTGATTTTGTAGATGACATAGCAGTGCAGGCTCCAAACACTTATGTGTTTGGACAGTGTTCAAAATTCTATTTTGGACACAGGGTAGATGACATATCAGCAGAGATCAAACGTGTGCCAGAACATCGGCACCAATGGGATATGGATAACAATCCATAGCAAGGTTGCGATAAATATCTCTGTTCACTGGAGATAACCCTTAGATGGCCATAGTTTCAATCAGCCGCTTGCAGCAACGCCGGGGGCTCTTCGCAGATTTACCAGCCAGCCTGAACGAAGCCGAGTTTGGATGGTGTCTGGACACTCGGCAACTGTTCATCGGCAACGGCAACACGTATACCGGAAACAGCCAAATCCTCACCCAGTGGAGTCCCAACGATCAAATCATCACACATACCTATCAGGGTTATACTGGGATTTCTGCTCAGGGCACAGTGCCCAGAGAACTGGGGTCGATACTGGACGATAGCTTGAACGTCAAGGATTATGGTGCTGTGGGCGATGGCATCGCAGACGACACTGCAGCCATACAGCAAGCCATAGCCGATCAATGGGCTAGAATAGCAGCAAATCCAGTTTCAAATCTCAGCAGCAGGAATGTGATAAATTTCCCTGCAGGTACCTATCTGGTCACACAGACCATAGACATATATCCTTATATAATCCTATCAGGTGAAGGTCGCGGCCATACCAGCATAAAACTTGCAGCTGGCGCTACAGCTCCTATCTTTAGGACAGCTGATAGCCTAGGACAGACAGGCACCAACATTGGATTGAATGGCGCTGTGTTGCCCACAGGGATCACTTGGCGATATATGAACATAGATGCTAGCCTCAGCACTGTCAATCAAGCAGTGTTGTTACAGCGTTGCTCCTACATCAATTTCCAATATGTTTCAATCATCGGATCTTGGTCCAGCCCCAATGATCCTGCATTCAATTCAGGCGGCATATTGATTGAAAGCCTTGGCAATGCTTTCGCGACCTCTGACATCACAGTGATCGATTCAACCTTCTCGAATTGCAGTTATGCTTTGTCAACGAGTGATGCAATACAACGCATTGCTATGCAAACCTCGCAGATAAGAAATTGCTATGTTGGCCTGCAGTTGCTGGGTACCACATCTGGGCCAAGCTATGTGAATGTCACGCAGAATCTATTTAACAACATTGATTCCTATGGCATCCAGGTTGACACATATAATCGCGGAGTAACCAGCGTGGGCAATAGTTTCAAAAACGTTGGTACTGTTGCCGTGGTACCGGCTATATATTGGACTCCGGGAAGCCAAGCATGCAGCAGCGTAGGAGACGTGTTTGATCAGAACAACAGGACTTACCGCATCTATAACGGTCAGCCAAATGTCAATATGGTTTTAGATGCACAGCAAACAGAAATAGTTCAAAACGTGCCAACCCCCATGAGTGTGACTCTGTTGCCAAACCAAACCAGCGTCAGCACCGGCATAACCTACAGTCTATCGGGCATATCCACTTTCACGCTGCAGATACCCTACACAGTGACCATGGACACCTATCGCAGAGGGGGAACATTGTATGTGGTCAGCGATGGTGCTACAGCTGAGCTTGTGGATCAGTCAGTGTCGTTGAACAATGCAGTGTCTATAACCTTTGGTGTGACAGTGGTTTCGGGAACGTTGGAAATTCTCTATACCAGCACAGGTTCAGCGTCGGGTATACTGAAATATATTACCACAGAATGGAAATTCTAAGCTCAGCACTGTACATGCATAACCCCTTTTTGGTACATTCTCAGCAGTTAAGACAGCACTGGAAAGATCTCAGGATCAAATTGGAAACTGAGGTTGATCCAAAGATAAAGTCTAAGATAGCATTGGATTTTTGGAACCAAGCTCCGACCAGCAAGCCATTCCTCGATTACATGGAGCCGTCCACATGGCCTGATCCGTGGACGCTGTTAGATAACAAGATTTTTGATGCAAACAGCATAAGTCTTGGTATCTTTTGGACACTTCAGCTTGGACAGGTCCACAGCGATAAACTGACATTGGCCATGCTGAGACAACCCAGCCAAGCCTGGGAAGGTTTGGTATGCATAGTAGATGACCAATTGGTGGTTGGATACGACAGACACAAGGTCTGGCATTTGGCAGAACTGCCAGATATGCGTGTCATGCATATGTACAAGTACGATTTGCAAAAACGCTGTATCAGAGAAATTCCAATAAACACGCTTCACGCACAAGTGGCCTGATGTGAGTTTTAACTCCAAAGATTTCAACCTCATATGCTGCAGAAATGGTTGGTCAATCAGGTCAAGACGCATTAAGACTTTTGTCAAAAATATGCCAAATTATGCTTATTTTTCCAAGCATTTGTTGGGTTTTTAGCGTTTTCTTGATGCTGTCATAAACCAATACAGGCGTTAAATATACCTGTTGCTGAAAGCAACTGTCCACCATACAATAGCAGGGAAAGATAAAGAGATGATCATGGCCACTTCACCAAAAAACGAGATACTAGTAACCAAGCGTAACGGCAGCAAGGAGGCACTGAACATCGAGAAGCTGCATAAGGTGGTGTTTTGGGCCACTGAAGGTATCCAAGGTGTCAGCGCCAGCGAAGTGGAGATACGCAGCCAGATACAGTTCTACAACGGCATCAAGACCGCTGATCTACAAGAAACGCTGATCAAGGCAGCAGCTGATCTGATCAGCGAAGAAACACCAAACTATCAGTATGTGGCCGGACGTTTGGTCAACTATCATCTGCGCAAGGAGGTTTACAACGCATATAAACCTTGGCATATCCTTGATCTCGTGAAAAAGAACGTGGCTGACGGTTTCTATGATGCACAGCTGTTGGAAGAATACACTGAGAACGACTGGGATCAGATCAATCGCTTCATTGATCACGAGCGGGATGCAAGCCTAACCTACGTGGCCATGGAGCAGATGCGCGGCAAGTATCTGGTACAGAATCGCGTCACTGGCGAGATCAAGGAAACTCCGCAGATGGCCTATGCACTGATCGCAGCCACGCTGTTCATTCGCCATGATAAGCTGACCAGATTAAATGTCATACGTGACTATTACGATGCCATCAGCAGGCACGACATCAGCTTGCCTACGCCTATCATGGCAGGCGTTCGCACTCCGCAGCGCCAGTTCAGCAGTTGCGTGCTGATTGAAACAGGTGACAGCCTAGACAGCATCAATGCCACTGCCAGTGCTGTTGTGAAATACGTTAGCCAGAAAGCTGGCATTGGCATAGGTGCAGGATCTATCCGTGCTATTGGTAGTCCTATCAGGAACGGCGATGCCAGCCACACTGGTGTGGTACCCTTCTACAAGCTGTTCCAGGCAGCTACTCGTTCTTGCTCACAGGGCGGTGTACGCAATGGAGCAGCTACCCTTTACTATCCGATCTGGCATCTTGAAGCAGAAGAGATGCTGGTGCTCAAGAACAATCGCGGAACGGAAGACAACCGCGTGCGCCACATGGATTATGGTGTGCAGTTCAGCAAGCTGTTCTATGAGAGGCTGATACAGGGAGGAGACATCACTCTGTTCTCACCCAGCGACGTACCCGGATTGTACGACGCATTCTTCGCTGATCAGGATCGTTTCCGCACTCTTTACGAAGCAGCCGAGAAGAACAAGAAGCTACGCAAGAAGACAGTCAAGGCCATTGACCTATTCAGCAACTTCATGCAAGAACGCAAGGACACTGGTCGAATCTATCTACAGAACGTGGACAATGCTAATCAGCATGGCGCTTTCATTGAAAGCATCGCACCAATCAAGCAAAGCAATCTCTGCGCTGAGATTGACTTGCCTACCAAGCCATTGAATGACCTCAACGACGAGGACGGAGAGATCAGTCTGTGCACGCTCAGTGCCATCAACTGGGGCAACATCAAGAGCCCAGCAGACTTTGAAAAGCCCTGCAAGCTAGCAGTGATGGCTTTGGACAACCTCTTGGATTATCAGAGCTATCCAGTGAAGGCTGCATATCGCAGCACCATGAACCGCCGTCCTCTGGGAGTGGGCATCATCAATTTTGCCTATTGGCTAGCCAAGAACGGTGTGAGCTACAGCGATCAAGCGGCATTGCCATTGGTAGATGAATACATGGAAGCCATGAGCTACTACTTGATCAAGGCCAGCGTAGATCTAGCACGCACCAAGGGCGCATGTGCCAAAAGCGAAGAAACCAAGTATGGCAATGGCATCGTACCAATTGACACTCGCAAGCGTGACATTGACGAGTTGGTTCCGCATGTTGAGCGCATGCCTTGGGCAGAACTGCGCGAGGATCTGCAGGTAGTTGGCATACGCAACAGCACGCTGATGGCAGTGATGCCAGCGGAAACTTCAGCGCAGATCGCCAATGCCACCAACGGCATCGAACCACCGCGCAGTTTGATCAGCGTGAAACAGAGCAAGCATGGCGTGCTCAAGCAGGTGGTACCAGAGTTCCGCAGGCTCAAGAACAAGTACGAGCTGCTCTGGGATCAGAAGAGTCCGGAAGGCTATCTCAAGATATGCGCAGTGCTACAGAAGTACATTGACCAAGGCATATCGGTCAATACGTCATACAATCCTCAACACTATCAAGATGATAAGATACCGCTAAGCGAGATGCTGGGCCACTTGTTGATGTTTTACAAATACGGTGGCAAGCAGCTTTATTATTTTCAGACTTACGATGGTCAAGGCGAGCTTAATGTGACCAAGATGATCTCAGAGGATGTGGCCGAGCTGCCGCCGGTTGACGATGCCAACTGCGAGAGCTGCACGATCTAAGCAGGTTGGCAACCAAGCCTGCCTGCTATATACTAGAAACACACAGATGAGGAAACAATCATGAGCGTTTTTGACGTCGCTAACCGATCAGATCACACCAAGAGCCTGGCTTTCTTGGATCCACTTGGGGGTGTGAGCATCCAGCGCTATGATACAATGAAGTACAAGACGCTAGACAAGCTTACGGAGAAACAATTATCCTTTTTTTGGTTACCAACAGAAGTTGATATATTCAGAGATGCCAAGGACTTCAAGGATCTCACCGCGCACGAACAGCACATATTCACCAGCAACCTCAAGCGGCAGATACTGCTGGACAGCGTGCAGGGGCGTGCACCAAGCGTAGCATTTGGACCAATCTGCAGCTTACCTGAGCTGGAAAACTGGATCACCACCTGGACGTTTAGCGAGACCATCCACAGCCGCAGCTATACCCACATTATTCGCAACGTCTACACCAATCCCAGCAAGATCTTTGACGAGATGATGGACATCCAAGAGATCGTGGACTGTGCTGGGGACATCAGCAAGAACTACGATGAACTGATTGCCATGAACAACGACCTAGCATTGAACGGACCTGGTCCACGTCCAGGTTATGATCAATACAGGCACAAGAGGCTGCTTTGGTTGGCCCTGATGAGCGTGAACATACTGGAAGGTGTGCGCTTCTATGTGAGCTTTGCATGCAGCTGGGCCTTTGCCGAAGTCAAGAAGATGGAGGGCAACGCCAAGATCATCAAGTTCATCGCTCGTGACGAGAACCTGCACTTGGCCAGCACGCAGACGCTGCTCAAGATCCTGCCAAAAGATGATCCAGACTATGCACAGATAGAAGTAGAATGCCAAGCAGAAGCCATCCAGCTGTTTGAAGATGCAGTGGATCAAGAAAAGCGTTGGGCAGAATATCTGTTCAAAGATGGCAGCATGATCGGCCTCAACTATCAGCTGCTCAGCGATTACGTGGAATGGATTGCGCACAAGAGAATGACAGCCGTGGGCCTGCCAAGCAAATATCGAGGCAGTACCAATCCCTTGCCTTGGACGCAGAAGTGGATAGCTGGTGCAGAAGTCCAAGTAGCCCCTCAAGAAACAGAAATCTCGGGGTATGTGAGCGGTGGTACCAAACAGGACGTAAGCACAGATAGCTTCAGAGGCTTCAGCCTCTGATGCAAGTTGCCATCATCACGCCCTATCATGCCGAAGATACTGCTACTTTACGCCGCTGCCATGACAGCGTGTTGGCACAGACTTTTGCCAACACTCGCCACATGATGGTCAGCGACGGCAATCCACATCCCATGATAGACAAGCTGGATGCGGATCACTACAAGCTGCCCAGGGCGCATGCAGATGCTGGTGCTACCCCGCGAGCATTGGCAGCAATAAGTGCTTTCAGCCAGGGCTATGATGCTGTTGGTTTCATTGATGCCGACAACTACCTGAAGCCTAATCATGTGCAGATGATGGTTGACGTGCTGTCTCAAAGCGGGGCAGACGGCGTGATAGCCACCAGGGTCATACACAGCCAAGACGATCGTGAGATGTATGTGGACCGCATTGAAAGCAACGGCGAGAACATGATTGATACCAACAGCTGGTTTCTCACGCGCAAGGCTTTGCCTGCCATGACTGGTTGGATAGTTGAACCAGGACAGCGCCTGTGGAGCGATAGGTATTTTGCCAAGGCAGTGTTAGATTCTGGTATGGTTATAGTGCGCAGCGAAGAACCTACAGTGGTTTATGTGACCAAATGGGCATGGCATTATCAGCATGCAGGTTGGCCCATCCCTGCCGGTTCTGTGTGGATAAATCGTGCTGCAGATGGCACACTAACCCACGCTGTACACCAATAAATATCTCAAAGGATACGTTCATGCATGCCATCATCTACACCAAAGATCACTGCCCATACTGCACACGCGCCAAAGCTCTGTTTGACAATAAGGGCATCACCTATGACGAGAAGATCATAGCAGTCAATGGCAAGGATGGTAGGACCCTCAAAGAAAATCAAAAGTGGACCACCAGAGAGGCATTGCTGGAAATAGCGCCAGCTGCCAAGACTGTGCCTCAGATTTGGTTGGATGGGGTGTATATTGGCGGGCATGACGATCTCGTCAAGCATCTGAGTTAGTACATGCCTTACATCACAGCTCTAGTACCACAAGCATTGGATCTCACAGATCCTGGTGTCGTAGACGTATATAGCAGTCCCACTGTGTTTGTCAACTATCAACAGGTGGCTTTGTGGAATGCTCCTCAGTTGGGCAATAGCGTGCTCTCGCAATTAGCCATACCAGTACCTCCGCCATTAGCAAACTATGCACCTAATCCAGAACAAATAGCATACTATAAACTCACTACTGCAGCGGCGGAAGCATCCCCTATACAGATAGAAATAGGGGCAGGCGGAGGCGGTACTCCAGGTAGCACCATCAACCAGGCACAAGGTGAACCTGCTGGTCCTAAAACCAGCGATCCAAATGATCTTGCTGGCAATCCAGATGTTGCAGGTGGAGTACCAGTGGCATCTGGCGATTCGGTATTTGGTAGATTGGAAAATCTGCTGAATCAATGCATACAGGAAGGGGCAGGCGGAGCCTGGAAAGCACAAGGCGGCGCACCAGGTAATCCAAACATCATGAATTGTTTTTCACACACCGGAGGTATTGCAGCTGCTGCAAGGTTAGGCCCGGGTGATTCAGTCGCCTGGTGCGCTGCGTTTGCTGGTACCACATTGCAAGGAGCAGGAGCCAAAGCCCTTGTATCATTCCAAGCAGATTCATACAGGACTCAATGGATAGCAAAGACCGGTGCTACAGCTCTACCATTAACAGACCCAACCACATGGCGCCGTAATGATTTGGTAGTGATGCTTACACCAACTGCAACTGGCATACAGCATCATGTGGCATTTATCAGAGGTGTTGACCCTAGTACAGAAAGAGTAAGATTGGCGGGCGGTAATCAAGGTCATAATGTCAACGAAGCCAATTGGCAGGCTGGCAGCTTGCGTAATGTTGGATTTGTTGGCCGCCAATGGGACATACCTGCTGAGTTTGATAAGCCCATTATTGGAAAGCTTACCACGGGTGGCGTAGTACAGACCCGCTGATCTTGTGACTTTGATCTATTGTTGGTACACTATGACAAAACAGGAGCACAGCACATGTTATTAGAGAAATCGTGGAAGGTTGACGATGTCTGCACCGTGAAGATGGTTAGCGGCGAAGAGATTATAACGAAGATAACTGCAGCGGACGATCACAGCATAACAATGAGCAAACCTCTGAGCGTGCAGATCGGCATGGATCCACAGAGCGGAAGGATGGGCATGCAGCTGTTGCCTGGATTTGTGCTCACGGTCAATGTTGATGCCAAGATCAAGGTTGGCATGAACAACGTGATGTTCATAGCACCCACGGAAGAGGGAGTGAAGAAAAGCTACCTTAGCCAGACCACAGGCTTGGCCATATCCAGTGGTACCAGCGGTCTGAAGATTTGAGATATCCACCAGACGCAGATCCCAACAAGACCATGCAGTGGACACAGGGGCAACCCTGCAGCCACTGTGGCCAGCCAACCGAAGCAATGCTGCACCAATTCCAAGGCGGAAACCAACAGTGGGCCTATTGGGCCCCATTGTATCACAATGCTGAAAAGAACGTCGGTTTCTGTGACGTGAAATGTGGATTTGAATGGTCTAAGGTTGACTATCTCGAGGAAGATGCTTAAATAGAAATGCTGATGTTGATAGCATCATAATAAGCGGGCTGGACGGCGGTTCGAATCCGCCCAGCTCCACCAAAAACAGAAGGAGGTAAGGACACGGTTTTTTGGACACGGGTATAAATAACTACATCAGAAGATAATATGATGTTGGAAATTTATACAGCTGGATTCTTAGACGCAGATGGAAGTGTTTCCTTAATGCGCGATAGCAAACACCAGCCAGAATATATACGAGGCCCATGTGTTGAATTTTTCAATTGCGATGAAGCTATATTGAAGGCAATACAAGAAAAATGGGGCGGCAGTATCAAGGCACGTGCACAAAAGAACCAAAAGCATAATGTGTCATATGAGCTTAGGCTTATTGGCAATAACGCTTATAATCTTTTGAAAGATGTTGCTCCTTATATGCGGCATCAGAAGAAAGGACACAGAGCAAGACTTATTGTTGATCATTACAAGGAATGCACACCTAGGAATGGCAAATACACTAATGAGCAGATTGAAATGAAGATTTGGTTAGTGGATCAGGTAATGGGAACGATAATGAGAGGTCCTGGAGCTTACTCTGCTTTTGATGGGGCTGATACTGGAATCGACAGACGTGTAAAGGGTCGCAGGAGTCAGTGGGTTAGGCACGCCTCCGGGTAACCGGATAGTCCATAATGATAAATGCTAACGACAACAACGTTGCATCTGAGATCCGCCTAGCGGCTTGATCTCAATGAGTTTTCGGTGGGTTTCCTTGGAAACAGAATAAACCCACCACTTTCACTTTTGGTATTCAAAAAACAATCTGTCGCTGTCTTCTATGAAGGTTATCAGCGATACAGAATTTTCTTGTGCAATCATCAAAGCTGCTTGCTGGTCCCAGGCAAAAATATCTATGAACTTTGCATCTAGATACTGTTTTGGTTCTCCGCCGGGATTGGCTCTGACATACACACGGCCGCCGGGTGCAGTAAGTTCAAACACTTTCTTAAATGCCGCACTCACATCAGCGTATTCACCAAAATTGATGCCACCGAACACGATCACTGCATCAAAGTGTTCCGGCGGAGCTTGATAATCTCGTATGTCAACGACCTGATCGGCCCAGGTATTGTATTTGTCTATTCCTGTTAAATTGGGTATGAGCGATTTGAATTGATTATATCGGCATCCCACGTCCAGCACAGCTTTGGGCTGCAGCTTGTTGATCTCATTAACGATGTTCAACCCAGAGTAGACATACTCGGCAGTGCGAGGTTGCCATATGCCATGACCCCAGAAACGCCTGCTGTATTTCTCATCTATGGCCTCGGTGATTTCGCCTAGCGTGCCCCGCAAGCTCACTGTTAACTCAAATGTGCATGAGATGTTTTCGTGGAAAAATTCCAGAGACTCTGCGGTACATGGCAGATCCAACACCACCGTCTCTGGGCCGATATCGCCTTGTACATCCAAAATATTCTTCAAGGAAGTTTGAAGATAACGGAAAATCTTGTTATTCACGCATTCTTCCTTCGCTGCGTGTGATGTTGTTATTTAATGAGTAGGTGGTGACTTTACCGAGATGTTTATTTTTCGAAACAGAAATATAGCCTGTCGCCATTTTCTTTCTTGAAAGTCACAAGCTGTATGCCATTTTCTTTGGCCATCCTGTGTGCGCTATCAAAATCCCAGGGATAGATGTCGACCCATTGCCCGTTTGGATGGGGGTA